ATGAGATTTAAACAAGATTTATCTGTTTTGGTACCTTCTTTTGATGATGATGATGATGATTGGCTTTTATGTGATGAGGAATTTGATGATGTCTTAGATATGTGGATTGAAGAAGAGTTTGAACTTGTGATTGAAATAGTTCATTATGTCTACATTTAAACTTTGTCACTGTTGTGCTGACCCTTGTAAATGTACATATTATGATTTATCTGACATGCTTAAGTATCCAAGAGGTTTCACACATATTACTATCAGTAATGGTGAAGTCAAATTAAAGGGCATAACACATAATGACTCTTCTGCAGGCATTGATTTAGAGAGATTTAACCTGATCAGGGTGGAATCACCAAAGAAGTAACATGGCTGAACTCTTGGATACTGAAGCAGAAGTACAGGGCAATGCTTCTGAAGATGAAGATGATGATTTACATGACTTGTTTGATACTGAAGAAAATGAGGACTTTATTGATAATACTGAATTTCAAGAAAGTCCGCCTTTTAAAAAGCTTTGTGATAGTGCTGAGAAACTCATGTTGAATAATCCTCTCATAAGAGGACTAACTTGTACAAGAGAGTTGTTTGCATCTGGATCACTAGATCCTAATAAATCTATTAATGCTGAAGTTTCAAATGGTATGTTGACTTATAATGTGGAAGAGTCTGAAAGCTTGGCTATTGAAACTAATGTTGAAAATAGCGAACTCAACATTGAAGGTCCAGTCTTTGATGACCCAGACCTAAGAGATGAACAACTCCAAAGAGATCTTAAAAAGTCATTTGTATACTTTTCACAAGACCTACATCCCAGCAAATTCCAGGGAAAATTTCTAGAACTCCATAAAATGATGAAAAGTCAAAAGACAATGCAGAAAATCTGGGCAGTTTTCTGTAGAAACCCTCAAGTACAGCAGTTACGTGAGGGTAGTTGGCAAACTACTAAGAAAATTCTAGAAAGACGAAGCCATGTCTCTGTAGAAGCTGTTCTTAGCAATGATTGTGATAGAATCAGAGGTTGTTCAACTAAATCTCATTGTTATTATCTGCTCCAGTATACTAAAGGCCAAAGATCAATGAATGGTCTTATGTCTATACTAAAGCATGTTGGAGTAGAAAACGCCCTAATCGGGGTGCCCTACTTCAAACAGCCTCTGACAAGGACCTTTCTACAGGCAATTACAACAGCATTACATGTGGAAAGAGATGTAACATTTCTTCAAGAAGAAGATAATGAGGACTTTGTGAAACAGTCCTTCACATTCAGAATGGAAGAACTCATTACATTCTGTGAAGATGATGAACCGGAGACTATTGAACAACTCATTTCTAGGTATTCAAACCTAGCAAAGCAGGGAGATCCTAATGCAATAGCATGGAGAAATAGTACTAATTGTCTGGGAATTGCAAGAAATGCATTCCAACTATGGCAAAGTACTATGCAAGGAGCTGAGCTAGATCTGACATTAAGTGAGTTTATCATGAAAAGATGTAGTGAATATCCTAATGGTGACTGGAAAAACATGTCCAGACTACTACTATATCATGGCATTCTCGATGCAGATTTCTGTAATAAGCTCAGAAAATGGCTTCGTGGAGACATTAAGAATAATGTCATAGTATTCCAGGGCCCTGGAAATACTGGAAAAAGTATGATCACAGATGCTATGATGAAACTCCTCAATGGAGCATTTCTCTCTTGGCATGCAGATAATCAGTACTGGAAATCCCCTGCTCTTGGATGTAGGTTTTGTTGTTTAGATGACTTAACTAAACAGGGATGGGAAAATCTGGATGCTACAGAAAGAAGAACACTTGATGGTGGTACAATAACTATCAACAAGAAGTTTCACCAGCCCACAAAAACAAAGTTCCCTCCAATGATAATAACAACAAACAAAGAACTTGATGATGAAAAATATGAATTCCTTAGAAATAGGCTTACATGGTTCTTTTTCAAAAAAGTTCTTCCTCAGGTGGCTGGCAAGAGACCTATACTTGTGAGCAGTGCTGATGTGGCAGACTGGATTCTGAAGTATAAGGACTGCTTGGATCTTGAGTAAAAGTAAGATGGATGAACTTCTTAGACTTGAAAGACAACAGTTTAAAGGGAGATATTATGTAAAATCACTTGTATCTGGAATTACACAACTTGAAAAAGAAATACAATACTTCAAAGCATGCTTAGCCTATAGAAAAGAACATAATCTTCCTACACATCTCCAACAACTTGTCTTTCAGTCAAAAGCTATCCAACTTCCTTCACTCACTGTACTTGAACATCTCTTAAAAGATGCAACTGAGCTTCTACCTGTACTTCAACGTTTAAATGCTTCTGGAATAGCTAGTGGAAGATTTAGCTACCATGACTTACAACCTCCAGCTTACAAAGCAAATCCGACTAATACTGTTAAACAAGGTGGTCACTATAATCCTAAGGGTTATCCTACTTATCTAGCTCTTTATATGCATCATAACCAGAAGTGGCACAAATATATCCCACAAAGTGATGCTGATGGATTCTATTTTATGGCTGACCAGAAGAAAGTATATTACTACAAGTTCAAGTCTGACTATGGAGACTTTCATAATGATAGTACTCCCTCTACATCCACAGAGTCTCCCCCTGAAAAGGGCAAAAAGAAGAAGAAGAAGAAGGCTAAGAAAGCTAAAGGCCCCGAAAAGGGCGCAAAAACTCTAGTACCACGTACAGTCAAAGGTGGACGGCTGGGCAGACTACTCGCAGAAGCTAGAGACCCTCCTGCCATTGAGATTAGTGGAGCTATAGAAGTAATTAAAGGACATAGACGGAGAATCAAAAAGGCTGGAGGTTATAAGGACATAACAGGAGTCTTCCACTGGTCTAAGGGCAATCCCTGTTTTATTGTACTATTCAACTGTGAACAAGAGAGAACTGAATTCTTAGAAAGAAAGACAAAGAGTCAACTCTCTCTACGTTTGTGTAATTTCATGTAACACAATGACTAAGGATAAGGTAGCACATTTTCAATGGAATCCAGAAACTCAGAGATGGGAAGTACATCAGGAACAAGAGGGATGGGGAGAGAAATTTACTAAAATATTTGCTGGCCTTGTATATTTTGGAGGCTTAGGAATTTCTGCTGGTGAGGCAGTAGCAAGTGCAGGGACAGATGGATTACCTATAGCGGAGGAAATACCTTTACATGCTATAGATTCTTCATCTATCTTTAACAGTATGCATTCTACTGATGTATCAATTGAAACAACACTTGATCCTGTAATTGAGGAAACCATTGTTGATGTGCATCCTGATAGTAGTGTTGTGTTTAGTGGACATGAACCAATGACAAGTACCCCTATAAGAGTTAATAGTGGAAGACCTAATATTAACAGACAACCTGCTGTCTATGAAGGTGAATTTTCACTTGAACCTGAAGTAGAAGTGTCAACAAGGGGTACAGGTAGAGAACATGAAGTTGTATATGTGAAGAATGTACCGAAAGCCTCTACAAGGTCAGGCAACTTTATGAAAAACCTTATTTATAGGCCTGTAAGTAGGATTGGTACAGAAATTGAGATGGAGCCACTAATTCCAGAAGTTACTGAGGTTTCAGACTTCAATCCCTTAGAAGGGTCAAGTGAAACTCTAGACTTAGAGAATCCTCAGTGGCGGCCCAGAGATGGCACTAATTGGGGTAGATGGAAAAGGGGAAACTGGTCGTATGGATTCTCAAGAACTGGTAGGGGATTTCACCTACGATACAAAACACAACCTGTCAAATGGGTAAAAGGAAAGGTTCATGTTTTTGAGAATGGAAAGTGGAGTCCAAAGGAAATACCCAAAACTATAGTCTGGACTATAAAAGAAACACAAGAACAAGGAGTTTTAGATACTTCAACTCCACGCAGAAAGAGACAGACTACTCCACTCAAACCAGGTAGAAAAACTATTACTCCATCTCCTTATGTACCAATTCCTACTGAGCCTCATAAGAAAGGTAAACCTATTCATGTACATAGAAAAAGAAGGTGTATTAAGAGGAGAGGAAAACGTTGTGTTAAGTATTCCTTATAATTGTTTTACAGTGTATACTTCTGGAAGAGTTCCTGTTGCCCTGGAATATACTGAAGGTGGTGTTCCAACAGAACCATATATTAAGTCCACTGATGAATTTGTACATGAAACGCCAATAACTTATATTGTGAAATCAGATCCTATCAGGATACAAGGGCATCCTTACAAATATGTGCCTGCAAAGACTGTAAACAGTAAGACATTGCCTGCTGTGCCTTTTGTAAATCCCTCACGCATCAATGTCTGCCGAGTGGATGTGCCAGATCTCAATAAGCTCATCATTCCTCCACTACCTGGGAATCTCTCACTCCAGACTACAACAAATGTCTGGAAGCTTGTGGGATTCAGAATTGACATTCAGGGTGTGCAGTGTCCAGCTGTCACTGGTCTTTCCCAGAGCACAGTGCAATCGACTGACAGTGGCCTTGAGAGGGGAACACAACCGTAAGTATTATGATAAGAGATTTACCCTGATCAGGGTCTTGAAATGCTCTAATTGGGTCCTTTTATTTCCAGTAGTGTTACAGCTGGTGAAGAGCGCCCTGAAGAGGGCTCCTCCTGGAGTCAGGACTATCATCCTGCCCATGATGCAGAACTGGAGAGTACTGATGTCAAGAACTATGTCTGGGGTCTGGAACATGCACAGAGACAGATAATCTGCGTCGGCTGCAAGCCTGCTCTTGGATACTATGAACAATGGAATCCAGATACCAATGTCTTCTTCAGAGGCACAGATCCACTTCAAGATGGTGTCATTCATGAATTCGGATATGGAAATCACTGGGCAGGGGACAGTGTTGATGAGACTGTTGTTCCTCTGGAAATGCTCGCTGGCTCAGAAGCGGAGGAGAAAGAGAAGAACTTCACCTACTGTCTGGATAAAATTGGAATGGACAATGACAATACTGGAGACAGTAACTTTCTTATTATAGAAAGACAGGCTGAAGGTGTCAGACACACTCTGTCTGCAGGCAATAATGACGCTGAATTTACAGCAGGTACTGGTGCCTATAAAAATGTGACGATGTCTGCTGATCCTCTCTGTGCTAAAACAGCTGGAATGGTTAGCAATTCCACTGATATCTTTAATAAAAGTTATTGGTTGAATAAGGCTAAAGGTGTTAACAATGGTATACTCTGGGGCAACAAACTCTACATCACATTTGTAGATAATATGAGAGGGTTTATCTATAGACGCAATGAGACCTCAACAGCTAGTGGAAGCAGCTATGATCCTACTAAAATTCAGTACAGGCTGCGACACATCAAGGAGTATCAAGTCAGTGTTATTGTGAGAAAGTGCACAGTAAAACTTGAGGCTAAACTCATCACAAGCCTGCTGCAGCTCAACAAAGAATGGCTTGCCAATTTGGGCTTTAAATTTAATAGTCCCACTGCAGAATCGCTTCTTCATCAAAATGGCATTTTCAGAACAGTTTCTGATATTGTTAAGATTCCTGAAGAAGAGATTAATGAGACAGGAGATGATATTAAATGTGTTGTCATCGACTGTAATGGCTCTGCTGAAATGAAAAATGTGCACCACTCCTCCCACATTCTTGCAAGACACTACAGAGAAGCAGGAAATGTTGAAAAGGAGGAGCCGAGCAGAGCTATAAAGAGGAAGGCTAAAGCCTCTCAACAATGATACTCCTTCTTGTTGTCGCCACAATACGCCCTCTCATAGTTTTGGTAAG